TAACAATTACCATCCCATCTCCACCTGCGCCAGAAGTAGTAGACCAACCCGATCCGCCAGCGCCGCCGGGTACTGAGCCGTCACTCCCCGGCTGCCCCGGACTAGATGGCCCATCTCCACCGTTACCTCCGTTAGCACTCATGCCGCCTGCGTTATAAGTACTATAGGCACCACCGCCGCCGCCACCCCAGATAGAGGCGTATGCGTAGTATCCGCTGGATGAGTCAGCGCCGCGACCACCTGAAAAAGATGTGCTTTCTGTCCAAAAACTACCCCAAAAACCGCCACTCCCAGAAGAGCTGTAAGTACTACCGTAGCCTCCATATACTGTATATCCAAAGGCACTTGAAGAACCTCCATTATTACCATTCCACGAAGCACTTGTTACAGCAGCACCACCAGCACCGACAGTTATTGTAGCTGATGCAGGGAGGTCAGATAAATATTTCCACAGCGGCAAATACCCGCCGCCACCTCCTGCCTTCATCTGGCTGCTAGTAACTAAACAGCCGCTTGAGCCACCGCTCCATATCTGGATCAAAACACGACTGTCAGCATCAAATCCAGACGGCTTATTCCATGTGCCAGAGCTTGTGAATTCCTGAACATCTATTCCGCTACTACTTGCCGCTGTAGTTTGCGTCGTCCCATCGGGGAACTTAAAGCCGCCAGTGGTGCTTTCTACAGTACCCGCTACGGATAGCTTCTGGGCTGGAGACGATGTTCCTATACCGACGTCGCCTGAGCTGGTGATGCGCATACGCTCAATGCTACTTGTTTGGAAAGCTATAGGAGCAGCCTCTACTGCAATAAAATATAAATCTCCTGTACCACGGTGATACATCTGAGTAGATGCGTTCGCCCCAGTGTTCGTGCGAATAATTCTCGCGCCATAATCTGTGTATGTGGCGTCACCAACTAAGTCTATAAGACTATAACCATTTCCAGTACGGGTCTCGCCTATTTGCAATGAACATGTGTCTGTAGAACCATTTGCAGGCTTAATGTTCACAAGGCTGCCACCAACATTAACATCGCCACTAACAATAACATTACCGTTGACATCAAGCGCTTGTGTTGGAGAGCTAGTATTAATACCGACGCGACTGTTGGTGTAGTCAAAGACAAAGTTGGAAGACCCGGCGAAAGAACCGCTGTTATTGTACTGTATCTGTGTATCTGACCCACCGGGGCTTGCCGATATGGCTTGCCAAGAAGGTAAACCGCCACTGACAACCAAAGCCTGACCGTTTGTACCAATACCGAGCTTAGACAAAGTATTTGTGGCAGAAGAATACAGAAGGTCTCCGGTTGTGGTAGTGGTAAGCCCCGTGCCCCCACTTGTTACAGCAAGAGTTCCACCAAGAGTTAGCGTACCAGACGAAGTTATTGGTCCGCCACTCACAGTCAGGCCAGTTGAACCGCCCGACCCGTCAACGCTTGTAACCGTGCCAGTGTTTGACGTTTTGTTATTGAAGGTATTCCAGTCTGTGCTGGAAAGATAGCCGTCAGTTGATGTCGTAGCTTGGCTTATGCTGATCGCCGGAGTTGCGCCTCCAGAGGATGCGATTGGGGCGGTTCCGGTAACGCTTGTTACTGGCGCGGTTCCGCTGGAGGCAGCAGTCAGGCGTCCCTTAGCATCTACAGTGATACTAGCATTGGTGTATGAGCCTGCCGATACTGCGGTATTTGCTAAAGTCAAAGCGGTTGCGACATTAGCAGAACCGTCCACAGAACCGGAACCCGTAGCATCACCTGTGAAGGAAAGGGTTCTTGCTGTAGACCAAGCATCCGCAGTCGTTGCATTACCGGAAAGAGACGCAGTTATAGTTCCGGCGCTAAAATCACCGCTCGCATCTCTCGCAACAACTTTTGAAGCGGTGTTAAGGGATGTGGCGTCAACCGTAATAGTGCCACTGGTAGTAATCGTTCCACCAGTAAGATAAGTACCGGCGGTTATGCTGGTCACAGTACCAGTGTTTGAAGTTTTATTGTTGAAAGTATTCCAATCAGTGCTGGAAAGGTAACCGTCAGTAGTAGTCGTAGCCTGAGTTATGCTTATGTCAGGAGTAGTGCCCCCGGATGAGGCAATCGGCGCAGTTCCAGTTACACTTGTTACACCGCCGCCCGTTCCATTTGATGCAGCGGTTATGCGCCCCTTTGCGTCTACAGTGATATCTGCGTTAGTGTAAGACCCAGCAGATACGGCTGTATTCGCCAAAGTCAAAGCTGTAGCGACATTAGCAGAACCGTCCACAGAACCAGAGCCTGTTGCGTCTCCAGTGAAAGACAAAGTTCTAGCCGTTGTCCAAGCATCGGCTGTTGTTGCCGTTGTTGCCGTCGTCGCATTACCAGAAAGCGATGCAGTTATTGTACCTGCGCTGAAGTTTCCACTAGCATCTCTTGCGACCACTTTTGATGCGGTATTGGCGGATGTAGCATCTACAGCTAGAGTACCACTTGTGGTTATTGTACCGCCGGTAAGGTAAGAGCCTCCCGTAACGCTTGTTACAGTTCCGGTGTTTGAAGTTTTATTGTTAAAAGTATTCCAGTCAGTGCTAGAAAGGTAGCCGTCAGTTGATGTTGTAGCTTGAGTTATGCTTATGTCAGGAGTAGTTCCCCCAGACGATGCAATCGGCGCAGTTCCAGTAACACTCGTAACACCCCCCGAAGACCCGCTTGATGCAGCGGTTATGCGGCCCTTTGCGTCTACAGTAATGTCGGCATTGGTATAAGACCCGGCAGACACGGAGGTGTTTGCTAGAGTAAGGGCGGTCGCAACGTTGGCAGAGCCATCTACAGAGCCGGAACCTGTGGCGTCACCAGTAAAGGACAGCGTTCTAGCTGTAGACCAAGCGTCTGCGGTCGTTGCATTTCCAGAAAGAGAAGCCGTTATTATATTGGCGCTGAAGTCTCCGCTTGCGTCTCTAGCGACAACTTTTGAGGCTGTGTTGGCGGATGTAGCGTCAACTGCCAGAGTTCCGCTTGTAGTGATTGTTCCGCCAGTAAGGTAAGAACCGCCCGTAATACTGGTTACAGTACCTGTATTTGATGTTTTATTGTTAAAAGTATTCCAGTCAGTGCTGGAAAGGTAGCCGTCAGTGGTAGTCGTGGCCTGAGTTATGCTTATAACTGGAGTAGTTCCGCCAGAAGACGCAATCGGCGCAGTTCCAGTAACACTCGTAACATAACTGGAAGAAAATAGATTAGCTATTTGAGCTGCTGTCACTCGTACAGATGTCCCGCCCTGAACAGCTTCAAGTTGTTCGGCGCCACTTAATGCAATAGCGACTGGTAGGTTTGGTATCTGTACGTTTGCCATCGTTTACACCGAAGTTATCGTTTCCCACGCACTGCCGTTATAGACGCACAGCTTGCCAAGAGTGGTATCGAAAACCAGCGACCCCTTACTAGCAGAAAGAGCTAATTTTTGAGCAGTCGTAACGTTTGGTGCAGTACTTATTGTCGCCGCCAAATTGGCTATCTGCTGCGAAGTTATCCGAACAGATGTGCCGGACTGAACAGCCTCCATTTGCTCGTCCCCATTAAGGCTGACCCCAACAGGTAAATTAGGTATTTGCACATTACTCGCGTATCTAGGCATTACAACGAACCTGTTCTTGGAACTTGATCAAAACCATAGGGCAAACCGGGATCACCATTGCCCGGAGCATCGGGATCGGTTCCCGGCTCCTCGTTATTTGAGCCCGGAGCAGCGCCAGTCTGTTGAGTAACACGAGTTTTGTCCGCAACGCTTGTGTCTTTAGTAGTAACACGGGTGTCGCCTTGAGGAACTGGAATACCGGTCTCCGCGTCGGTAGTGTTGTATCCAGAAACCTGACGTCGATCTATACTGTCCCAAGCATACGGTTCGACGCGCGGGTTGAGGATCGGAACCGGATCCGGAGGCACAACAATTGCCCGCAATTGGGGTTGTGGCTCGTCGTAGCAAGTATTGCAGACGAGCAGGCGCGTATTTTGGATTGTTGCTCCGCGCCAATCAAATTGCCAGCGAAGGTCGACGTGATTGTAGCGAAAAGAGCAGCGGTCGCATATCGCATGCGCCTGCGGATTTGTTGCTGATGTTCTGGCTCGGCCGGATCTGGAGGCGTATCCCATCTACCCCTCCTATCTGTAATACCCAGAGATCAAAGGCGAAATGTACTGCTGGGCCTGTTCTACGTTTTGAAGTGCTGCGATGTCGTAGCTTTCATCGGCCATCGCCTTCAGGCCCGGAAACATTTGTGGAGCCCATTGCTGCGCAAGACGGGACGCGAGGCCGTAAGCAAACGCCTCAAGCCAAAGATAGGGTATTTCCACCTGCTGGCCGCCAGTCATATTCGCGTCCTGAAGCTGCCGAACCCGATAATATTCTAGCGTTTGCGGGCCGTTGTCCGTATTTGGAACAGGCCACAGCGTAATTGTAGGGGAAACCAGACGATCAAACCAATACACTGTCGGGTAGCCCTGTTGTTCTTTGTTTGGATAGGAGGCGTATTCCGTTCGGCTTACTGGCATAATAATGCGATCAATATTCGCCCCGCTGTCGTCGTTACGGACGTATGCGTCCAAGATCATAACAGTGCTGGCGTCTACGTTATAGACAGATTGATCGGTTACGAGCGCAGTTGAAACAAGATCAACAGCCCACAGATTAACGCCTTGGTTGGCCCAGCGGGCAAGCATCAGGTTAGTGCCCATGCGGGCGCTTTCCATGTGCTCCTGCAAAATTGACGTATTACGCAAACCGCAAAGGTTGAACGCATACAGCGTCAATTCCCCTAGAGACGGGTTAAATGCGTAGGTGCCGCTTGTTGCCATTAGGTAAACCCCTAAATTGGGCCAGCCTGCACAATACTCAGTTCAACAGTCCCTGTCTGCAAGGCTCCCATGTAAATAGAGATTGCTCTGCAGGGGATGGTAAAGCCCGTCGCCGTATCTGCGGATACACCGGAAAGATTGGTTACGTCAAACCAATTTGCCGAACCGGCGCTGTACCCATCGGCTTCAGGATCGTCCAAAGAATACTGAATACTGAACGTTGGAGTGCCCGACGTAATAACCGCAGCAAGACCAATGTTGAAGGCGGGTTGAAAATCATCAACTACCACAATGTTGCTGCGGCCCGCGTTTGTTAGGCTAATTGTCTTGAATTGCATCTCACCTACCTCTTACCACTAGCTCTCGCGGCGGCGACATTGTCTACAAGATTGGGATACGGGCGCCCCGCGGCGCGTGCCTTAGCTTTGGCAGACTTAACCTGTTTTCGGTTAAGATGCTTTTCTTTGGCGTCCTTTGGCGCATCTTTTTCCCAAAAAGGTTTATCGGCCATGTCAGCAGTCCCACTTCCTGAGCGATTTATTGATCCGGCTGTTTGGATCCGCTGCTTTTGCGGAACCGGTCAATTTTCGTTTCATTCCGGTCATTCTAGCACAGAAGCTATCCTTGCGCGAGCCACCTTCTGGCTGCGGACGCTTAATGTCCCTGCCTTCGGCCCTCAGAGAAGCGCGACCCTTCTCATTCAAACCACCGGAGGGTGATTTACCTTCTTTCCTTGTCCACGCACCGGGCATGTCAATCTCCAAAGAAAAGACGGGGGGCACGGAGGCCCCCCGTAGACATTATTGATCAGTGGGAGGGGACGAGATCAATAATGTTGAGCCGCACCGCGCGGAACTCCGGAGCTGGCAGAAGAGAAAACTCCGCCGCCAGACTTACGGGGCTTGCGACCGGCATGAGCCTTAGACATTACGCCTTCAGCTTTCATGCCCATTTTACCGACTTTCTTCATGTCGTCATTCTTCATTTCAGCTTTGCCGCCTTTTTTGAAACCGTTGGTTTCAGCTTCGGCTTCTTTATAAACAGCGGCTTTGCCCATCTTTGACCGTTCTGGGCGAACTTTTTTACCTTTCATGGGAACCTCCTATGGTTCGATAAGATTAACTTACGACAAGTTTGCGGCTTGCAGATAGACGATAGTAGCGTCTGCGACACCGGCAGTTCCGTTTCCAGCCGTTGCTGTAAACGTAGCAACAACCTGAACATCCGTTGTACCAACGTCAGTAGCAGCGGAAGTCATGGTATCGCTGAAGGTGACGCCAGCAGACTGAACACTCGTTGCGCTCAAGAAAGCATCTGCGTCGCCACTTGTTCCGATGGAACAAGTTGATGCCGTACCGTCATCGTTTGCAGTCGTTACGTTCAGAACAGCGTAAAGAACTTTGGAATCAGCCGGTACATAACCGATGGTCGTGGTCGTACTAGCGCCAGCAATGTCAATTACAGCCGACTGGGCCATAACAACAAAACCAACGTTGGCGATGTCCGTACCAACGGTAGAGCCGGAAGTATTGAGGATGTCACCGGCCTTGATAGGACCAGTGAAGGTAGTCGTTCCCATTGGAACCTCCTGCACGATACGATCACACAGTCTGTGCAGCGTCCGCTAGGCCGGTCTGCGTGATCTATGGAGCCTAGAGAGAAGAGGCGGGACCGAAGCCCCGCCCCACAACCATTAGGTTGGGATCGAGCCGTAGATGGCACGCCAGTTGTAGTAACCGAACGAGTAACGCTCATATCCCTTTACCAACAGATTGTCGGTCGTAAAGTCGACTTGCATATCTGTTTCAAACTTGATCCTCTCCATGTAGGAGAGACCATCAATGTTTGTTAGCAGAAACCATGCGCGAGCGTTGGTTAGATAGTCATTGACCATATAACCTTCCGGCAAGCCGCCTGCGGTAGACATGATCGCGTTGACGTCGTTGTCTGCAGTACCCGGACGCAGTTCCGTCTTCGTAAGGCGGATTGCAACCGGCTCAAGGGCCGGGGGTACAACCAGACGACGGCCACGAGCGAACACCTTCAGACCAGCCTGATCCTTAAAGTTCGTCCGGATGGCAATCATGCCATTCAACAACGTAGCTTCATTGAGATCGTTGGTGGAGTAGTTCGAGATCGTGGCGCCATCAATCGGGTGATCCGAGGCAACAAGAGCCTTACCGTCACCGCCAATAGACGCATTGTACGTCGTAGCGGTGTTCAGCACGTTAGCACCGTAGATTTCCTTGGTCTGTGCGAAACTTTCGATCAATCCAAGGTTCGAGGGAGCAAACTGGCTCTTATACAGGTTGTCGTCAATGGCTTTGCGGGTGATCGCATAACCAAGTCCGATTTCTGTATGCTCTTGGTTGTAGATGAAACGCTCGCCAGCGCCGTTATCAAACGACGTCTGACCGCCTTCAGTCTTCAACTGAGCCAGACCAAGGAAACGCATTTCAGCGGTGCGTTCCAAAGCCATTTTCGAGTCGTGCTTCGTAAAGATCTTGTCGTATTGCGACGGGATCTGCTCATATTTACCTTCAATGCCGCGAAGACCGGGCAAGAGAAGGTCTCTAATGGAACTGAGATTTACAGCCATTGATCCTTACTCCTCTTAGATGCCGGTCGTGTTGCGTGATGCCAGATTGTTGAAAGCAACAACAATATGGTTATACGCAGCAGTGCTGTCGGCCCCATTTGATCCCGGAGGA